TGGTATAATACCTATGCCTTCCTGCCGTTTGTTGTAGAGCCTGACTTTGAGGCTCGTATGCCACGCATTCGTGTAGAAAACCCATTGGGTGCTTACCCAGAATATGACCGCTACGGACGATGTGTTTCATATAGCAAGCGTTACCTGAAGTCCATTGGTGAACTTGTTGTTGAGTTCCCAGAGTACGAACGCCAAATCCTTGGTGGAGAAGACCGCAGAAACATTGACCTCGGTACTCTACTTGATTTGATTCGTTACGAGGACAAAGAACAGGTAATCCTGTTCCTTCCACAACGAGGAAACCTTCCCCTTCGCAAGGCAAAGAACATACTAGGTAAACTAAGTGTGCGCATTGCTAAACGTCCTGGTATTGATACCGAAGACCCACGTGGTCAATTTGACGATGTTATCTGGGCACAGATTGCTCGTGCTCGTTTTAGCCTTCTTGCCATGGATGCTGCTGAGAAATCAGTTAACGCACCAATGGTTGTTCCACAGGATATGCAAGAGTTTGCATTTGGTCCTGATGCAGTCATGCGTACTGCCAACCCACAGGGTGTTCGCCGTGTTGGTTTAGAAATTCCAGCAGGTGCTTTCCAAGAACAACAGATTCTTGAACAAGAAATGCGTATGGGTGCTCGTTACCCAGAAGGTCGCTCAGGAAATATCAATGCATCCGTAATTACGGGTTCTGGTGTTCAGGCACTTCTTGGTGGCTTTGATTCTCAAATCAAGGCTGGACAGCAAATCCTTGCTGAAGCACTACAAGACGTAATTGCATTAGCCATGGAAATGGACCAAAAGTTATTCCCTGGCGAGAAGTCAACACAAATGACTTACAACGGTGCACCATACGTACTTAAGTACAGCCCAGAAAAGGACATCAAGGAAGATTACAGCGTACATGTGCGCTACGGTCTAATGTCAGGACTTGACCCATCACGTGCCCTTATCTTTAGCCTTCAGGCTTTACAGGCAAACTTAATCTCACAAGAATTTGTAATGCAAGAACTTCCATGGAACGTAAATGTATCCAAGGAAATTGAACGCATTGACATTGAAAAGATGCGTACCGCCCTTATGGGTGCACTAAGCGCAACTTCACAGGCTATCCCACAGATGGCTGCTCAAGGTCAAGACCCTTCAGATATTGTAATGAAGATTGCTCAGACCATTGATGCACGCCGTAGTGGTAAATCAGTTGAAGACTCCGTTATGGAAGTATTCAAGAAACCAGAACCAGAGCCAACAGCAGCGCCAGAAGCAAATCCAATGGATATGTTAAATCAGATGGCTGCAACCCCACAAGCCGCCCCAGGCGAGGGTGCTCCAGTTGAAGCACAGGGACCCGAAACTATGGGTGGTGCTCCTGTAGAAGCAGCCCCTGGGGCTCCCTCTCCTAACATCCAGGATATCTTAGCGCAACTGGGTGGATAATGACTACAATCATTGCCATCAGAGATGCCAAAGGTTTTACCTTTGCGGCAGATGCACAAGTAACAGATACTGAACGACCATATCAACATAGAAGCATGAAGAAGATTGTTGAAGTTAGTCAGTATGTAATGGCTGGTGCTGGTAACTCACGCTGCTGTGACGTTATCCTATACGGTTGGGAACCACCAAAGTATGACGGTTCAGAAGCCTACACCTTCATGGTGTCTAAGTTTATCCCTGAGATGCGCAAGCAACATGAAGATGCTGGCATCACACTGAAAGAAGACGAAGACTTTGTATTCCTTGTTGGATTTAAAGACAGAGTATTTCATGTCGCATCTAACTACGCTGTGCTTGAAACAAACACGGGTGTTTATGGAATAGGCACTGGTGCGGCTTACGCACTTGGTGCTATTGCGCATGGCGCAACACTGCAAGAAGCAATGAAGATTGCTAAGAAGTTTGATATTAATACTGGTGGAAAAATCCAGATAGTTGAAAGAGGACAGTAATGCCAAGAGGTGGTCTGCGCACACAGCGCACAAATACTGCAGCAAAGCCAGTGTCTGGTCCAGGAAGTCTTTCACAACGTACGGACATGGACCCAATGCCAAATGGTCAAACTCCAACACCTGCGTCACCTTCTGTTAAAGTTCCACCTGCAGCGCAACCAATGACTAAATTATTTGACCCAACAACACGACCAGATGAACCAGTAACTGCTGGTGCATCAGTAGGTCCAGGTTATACACCACCAGTAGAGCCAACACAGGGTCGCTATACAATGGTGTCAAAGTACATGCCACAGTTCCAGGAACTTGCAAGAGATGAAAATGTTCCAGCATCTTTTAAGATTTTAATGAAATATATTGAAGCAACGAATCGTCTAGGCGACTAATGCAAATTGCTAGAGATGTTGCAGCGTTTGTAAATGTATTCGGAGTTAGAGACCCAGACCTAGTTGTTACTTTAGCAACAGTCCCATGGGCTTCTGAAGATGAACGCAATGGTTTTATTAATGAACTTGTTGAAATGAACAACGGTTCTCTTTTTTACGATGTTGAGGATGGTGAAGTTTAATGTCAATATTTGACGTAACAGCACCTAAGCCACCTAGCAATGTTGAAAAAGTTATTGGTGCTGCATCAAAGTGGGCTTCAGGAATTGGCAGTGGTTTCATTGGTGGGTTTGCTGGAGCCCAAGTTGGAAAAACTTTAGCCACAAGAGGCAATGTTAGTGACGAAACGCTTAATGCTTTAGTCACTCAGGCTCAACAAAGTACTGATGTATCTGCTGAAGAAACATTAAATAAACTTACAGCACCTTACCGAATAGTTGTAGCACGTCCATTATCAACAGCATTTCTTGCAGCCAATCGCCAGTACCAACAGGCACAAACTGGTAAAGAATCAACTGAAGGTTTTCTTCCAATAGTAGACATCGCCCTTTCTGCTATACAAAATCCAGAGGCATGGCGCAAGGCTTGGCTTGATGCGCGAAATGTATCTCCAGGTCAAGCCATTGTTGGCTATGTTGGTGACAACATTGATGGAACTCAAGCAACAGATAGAATTGACTGGACAAACAAAGAGCAAGTTGATGTTTACTTTAGCCAATTAAAGGGACTAAAGTATGTTTCTGGTGCTATTGACCTTACCTTAAGTATTGGTGCTGACCCAGTAGTTCTTGTTGGTGGTGGAGTTGGAAAACTTTCACGCACACTTGTTACGGTTCCAGTTACAAAAAAGAATATTGCAAAGACTGTTGCTAATATTGATGCAGCCGCAGCAGGTAAGCCGTCACCATGGAATGTGCAGTTTGGTTACTTCAAGGAAAATGCTAATGACCTTGGACCTATTCTTTCTCATCCAACTATCGCTGGTAACTCACCACTTGGTTTGCAAGTTCAAAAGGCTGCGCAACGCGCAGTTGAAACAGGTGACGATACAGAATTAGCAAACGTTTTAAAGTTTGCCGTTGGTGACCCAAAGACTATTGATAACTTTATTTACAACGAGACACTGCTGTCTTCTGACCTTGGACCTCTTCTCCGTGAATCAGAATCTATTGCAAACACCATAAAGTACCTTGATGAAGTAAGTCCTATTTCTGGAACAGAAAGCGCAATGCTATTAAAGGTGCAGCGCGATGCTGCTGCAAAGCACGCAGAAAGACTTGCTAGAGAAAGCAAAAAGATTGATGACCAACGCTCCGCTATGCGTGAGGTTCTTGAAGAAGTTCCTATTGGTTCTATCGCTCGCCGTACCGCATCTCCAATCGCTGCCGTAGAACGTGCTAGTGCAAGGTCTGCCCTAGCCTACAGTAAGGGCTACTGGGGTGAGACGGTTGACATAAGCCGTTTTGAACGCGCTCTATACGGTGCTGCAACATACTTAAATCCATCTACTCGTTTAAAAGAATTTCCTTCTGGAAGTATGTCTATTGGTGGTATCGCTGGTGACAATTCAATTCTTGAGTTCAATGCACGTGCTCGCCTTCTTGGAAAATTGACTGACAAATCACCTAGGGTTCAAAAAGCCTGGTCTCAAATGTACGAAAGAAATACAAACAAGACTTCACGTTTTCAGATGGCTCAAAAGTTTGACGAAAAGTCCATGAAGGACGTAATTATTTACCGAATGAAAGACGCAATAAAAGTTGAGGGTAATGACGGATTGCTTCGCACTCAGAAGCGTCAAAAAATTGCAATGGAAGTTGCTCAAGTTATTGCAAAGAAAAGCGTTTTAAGAAAAAATCGTTTAATTGAAGATGTTATTGATAGAAACTACACCATTGACGATGGCGTGGGTGGAACTTTAATAATTAAATATCTTGAAGAATCAGCAAATGACATGGCGTTGCAGATTGCAAAGATTAAACGTGGTCCTAAGGCTTTAATAACTGAGGCAGATATCGCAGATGCAAAGGCTGAACTAAAGTCATCCTATTCTGCAGTACCAGCGCGTGTACCTCAAGTACCATCTATGCATTACGGTGTTGACCTTGTTCACTTTGATAGTGTCATTGCTGAAAACTCATACTTAATTAAACAAATTGTTGACGAAATTGAACTTAATCCACGCTACCAGGGTGAAACAGATTATACTAAAGTTGTTTCAGACCTATCTGATGAAATTCTTGGAGAAAGAACTTTAACAGAAAAATTTACACCTGAAAATATGAAGACCTTTGGTCGTAAAAGAGCAGATAACCTAAGAGATGGTTTAGATATTCTTTACAACGACATCTGGAAACCACAGGTTCTTGCATCCTTCAGATACACAGTCCGTAACGTGGGTGAGGGAGATGGTCGTGTAATTGCTGTTGCACTTGAAGTCTCTCGTGACTTTGGTATTCCTGTAACACAGATACTTCGCTCGGCATATGACCCTGGTGTCATCAAGCGTATCTATGGAAATACAAAGATACGTGCTGAGGCTGGTAGCAAAGCCAAAATGATTAATATTTTAAAGCGCAGTCTTAATGATAGCCAAGTAAAGTTTAATGACGATGTAGCAGAAATGCTATATCAATCACACGATTCAACATTTGCAGCAATGAGTCAGACTTTTGCAGAAGCAGATGACATTGTAAGACTATACGACAAGTCCGAACTTTACAAAGATGTTGTTGACTATGCTCGTAATATAGGATTCCGCCTAAGTGATGAAGCAGGATTGCCAGAAGGCGTTAATGGTCAACTATTTGATTTACTAACACATGGTCAATTCAAGCGTGGATTCTACAAGGGTCAACCGCAAAAATCACTTAACAAAGTAAACGATGACCTTGAGCGTGCCTGGGAAATCTTAGTGTCTGTTGATGAAACATATGTTGCTCAAACACTTGGTTTCTTTAAGATTCGTCTGCGTGAAGAAATGAAAAACATTGCAGAACTAATTGAATCCCCTCGCTACATTGATATGCCAGCAGGAATGCAAGATGGTTTGACCGATATGGGCAAGATGTTACAGTCAACGATGCAGTCACTAGAATCTCTCGGTACATCTGTAATTGCTAAGGCTGCGATTCGCAATAGACTTGAAGGTTTAATTAGCAGGTCTAACATCATCAGAAACATTAAGCGCTCTGGTGAAGGCGAGTTTGAACTTGTTCCAGGTTTTTCCGTACCTGATGTTTTTGCTGGTCCATTGGGCGCAATCATGCGCCGTGAATCTAGTGCTATTGCATCTGGTGCTTCCGTTGTGCTTGACATTAACCGTGGAACCTTAACTAACATTGTCAGCGGAAAAGTTGTACGTGGCGTTATTGAGCCATACGACAGCAAAGGAATTGTTAACAAGAACTGGGCTGGTGAAGCAGCAGACTATGCTAACCGTCAGTCAATGGATACTGCGGTACGCCGTCTTATGGAGATTGACGGAATTAACGGTCAAAGTGTTGACGGTGTTGTTACATGGGCTAAAAGTAATAGTCCAGATGCCGTTAGGTGGCGAAAAGAACTTGAGGCTGAAATTGACAGCGTTTCGTTAACAAACCCTACTGACCCTATTGGTGACATTATTGTTCGCAACTCAAGGTTTGTTGAGTCAGTTCTTCCTATGTATGGTATTGATGGAAATATTATTTCTCCACTTCTTGACGATGCTGGTGTCCCAATCCTTACTCAAAAAGGAAAGAAGATACCTGGAACAAATATGATTGCGCAAGAAGATGGACAACTTATTTCTAGTCTACGCATTAAAGCCCAAAATGGAACGCTTACTGCAGACGATATGCTACAAATTCCAGAACGTCAGCGTACATCTATTCATGGAAATACACTAAAGAAAAACAACGTTAACCTTTGGCGGCGTGCAGTTCAGACAATGTTTAAGTACATTGGTCAAATTCCAGAAGACTTATTTGTTCGTCATCCTTTCTATAGAATGATGGCTCAGACAGAGCAGCGCCGAATTGCTAACCTTTGGAAAAGCATGGGTCGTTCTAATGATTACTTAAACGCTCACATGGATGATTTAACTGAGGCAGCACATCGCTTTGCATACAAGCAAACCATGGAACGTCTGTACTCAGTACAGCGTAAAACAAATCCTGCTCAAACTTTGCGCTTTTACTCACCATTCTACATGGCTAAGCAAAACTCTAACCGATTCTGGTTTGGATACGCTATGCGTAACCCACAATTTATTGGACGCTACATTCAGTTCTGGTCAGCACCTGACAGAATGTTTGACGTTGAAAATGAAAACGGTGTTGACGTAGGAACAATTAATCCATTCCACGCAGAAGGCATTGCCGCAAAGATTACGGTATCAAAGGGCGTTGCTGATATTATGGGCATACCTGATGACGAACGATTTACAACTCAACTGTCTTCATATGACTTAATTAACAATGGATACATGCCGTTTATTCCAGAAGGCGGTGGTGGTCTCTTTGACATCAGCATATCTGCATTGTCAAAAATGGGTTCAGGTCAAGCATGGGACCCAGAGTTACTGCTAACTAAGTTCGGTATGGACCCAGAATTACTGCGTAAAGTTGTTGCACCTTATGCTGCACCAAAGACTGGTGTTAGTGCGCGTGACCTTCTACTGGGATTAGTTATTAACCCTCCAGCATGGATGAAGTCTGTCATGGCAGGTACATCAGAAGTTCCTATACTTGGTAGTGTTGCTGACTTACTTGACCCTAAGGCATCTGAACGTTTGGTAACTCGCACAATTAAAAACTACAAGTGGCTATACGAAGACTACTTAAACAAGCAAGAATCAAATGCCATTATTGATGAACGTCAACAGTCTAAAGAGGCACTTGCTCTTTACGGCGATGCAACTAATATGTCAATCCACGAATTTCTGTGGGAAGGGCTGTTCTCGTTTGGTCTTTCTGGTATTGGTAATGTTAAAATTGAAAACTACGCAGACCGCAAGCAACAAGAACTTCGTCAATACCAACAACGTTGGGGAGACGAAGAAGGTATGCAAAGGTTTATTTACGACAACACTAAAACCAATGATACTGGTGAAATGCTTACCTATGGTGGATACACCTACAATGTTGCTCGCTCTGGTGGAATTGAAAATAACCCATTCGGTGTATTTGCTAGCCCACAGACAGTACGTAACATTAAACAAAATCAAACCCTTTGGAATGAATTAGCGTTTGCAAACTGGGGAGAAGACGGTCCAGATAATAAAGTTCTTGGTTCCTTGTTTAACTCTGGTGATAGATTAAAAGACTACTCACAGACTGCCAACAGCAAACTATATGACATGAAGATTAAGAAAACAAATATTAGTAGAGACAATGAGGCTTCTGCAATCGTTGTAGATGCTGGTACTTCTGAATACTTTGCAATCCTTGATTCTTATGAAGCAGATGCTATGGCTCGTGGCATTGACCCTGAGTCTTCTGAATTTAAAGACATGTTCGGAGAGCAGATTAAGGCTGATACCGATGCTCTTGCTAAACGCAACCCTATTTGGTATTCACAAAGTGCGCAGTTCAATATGTTAAAGTCCGATAACACGACTAAAACTATCCTTGATGTTCTTGAAGATGAACAGTTTATGAAAACCAATAAAGACAATAAGTTAATTCAGGCTGTTGCGTCTTACTTCATGTATCGTAAACCACTTGTTGAGGAACGTCTTGCTATTTCCTCAAATGTAAAAACAAACATATACGACTCTGGAAAATACGATAGTATTATTCAAGACAAAGATGATATCGCACGTCAGATATCAGAACAAGTTCCAGAGTTTGCCCTGTTCTATAAGTATTACTTAAAGCGTGACCCATTGTTCAGTGATGGTCAGATAGCGGAGATTAAATAATGGCAAGACCAAAAATAGTTACCCCTACGCCAACACCTACGCCAACAACACCTCCTATTGTCATAACTCCACCAGGAAAAGGTGCTGGAGGTGGCAACCAAGGTAGTAACCAAGGTAGTAATCAAGGCACTGACAAAGGACCTAAAGATGGCATCCTATGGCAAGAAGAGTACAACACTCCACAAGGATACCAACCTCTAAAGAGATTAAGTAAGTCACAGGCTAAGGCAGCCTACGAGGCTGGCACGCTTACTGCTACACAGAGTAGTCTTGTTCAACGTGGCTATGCTGCGTATGTTGCTGGTGGTGGCAAGAGAAAAATTAATGGTTGGTTCTCAACCATGATTGATAGTGCAACTTCAACTGTGTCACCATTTCAAAATATTGTTAGTAAGTACAAACTTGGTGGCGGTTCTTACGTCACAGAGGGTGATACTACAACAGTAACTGATGGCACAACAAGTCCAACAACATACGGTCCAAGTAGTGGTCCGTCATTTATCGGTACATCTCGTGCTGATATGGATTACTTTATTGACTCCACAATCCAGGCTGCATTTAATCGTCCTGCAAGTAAAGCCGAAAAAGAAATGTTTGCCAAGCAGTATGCTGCTGGTGAGAAGGCGGCTGCGAAGCAAGCACGTACTGGTAGAGGTGCTGGATTTTCAAAAGACCAGTACACCAGAGACTTCCTAACTAATACGTTACGTTCTTCACTTGGTGTAGAACCTGATGCTCAGTTACTTGGTGATGCTGGTTCTATTCAAGACCAGTTGGAGCAGTACGCATCTGATATGGGCTTAACTAAAACCCTTCGCGGAATTAACAGCGATGTTGTGCGTGTTATGCAGGGTGAAAACCTAAACGATGTTATGCGTGGCTACAAGGATGAGGCAGTTATTTTGTTTAAGCCTTTGGCTGACCGCTTAAAGGCTGACAATCCTGCCAACCTTATACAGGGACTTAAGGTCAAAGATATCCTTAGCCCTTACACGTCTTACATTGAAGACTTAACTGACAAAACTCGTGGAACTTTAAAGTTAACTGACGGTATTGTTCAGAAAATTATTAGTGCTGATATCCTTCCAGATATGGGAACTGTTAATCAGTGGGTTCGTGAAACAACAGACTTTGCAGGTTCAACAACGGCAAAGAAGGAAGCACAAGACTTAGGTGTTTCTTTCCTTAGAGCATTTGGATATGGTAGTAAATAATGGCTGATGAATTAAACATTGATGTTTTTAAAAGCGTCTTAGGTTTGATGTTTGATGTCAATGCACCTGAGAACCAAGCATGGATTACTGCTGCCTTTAACTGGGCTAAGCCAAAGGTTGATTCTGGTGTTACCTTAGACTTAATTCCTGACATGTTACTTAGGTCTGATGCAGCCAGAGAACCAGCAATGGCTCCATTCTACACTCGCTTCTCTTCCATGCTTAGTGCTAACGAACGTGCTAGAACAAGAAATGCGGAAGTTCCATACACAACCATTAGTGAATATGTCAGGGCTGAACGTGACTTTCAAGGTGCTGTAAGAACTCGTACAGGCTTTGAAGAGTTTGCAAGTATTGCAAATATTAAAAAGTTTATTGATACCGACCTATCGGTTCAAGAAGTAACTGACAGAATTGATAATGCTTTCTATGCTGTTCGTACTGCTGATGAAACACTGAAGAATGAAATTAAAAGAATGTTCCCATCTGCTACCGATTCAGACTTAGCCAGGGCTTTGGTTACTGGAGACACTGACGCATTAACTGGTGCCCAGAAGATTGGTCAAGCAGGTATTATGGCTGCTGCGACAACTATTGGTTACGGTGGAATTGCTTCCAATGTTTCTGAACTACAGCGACAAGGTGTAACTCGTGAAAAGGCTATGACTGGATTCCAGCAAGTTGCCCGTGAACGTAGTGGAATTCAACAAGCATCTCGCATGTTTGGTGAAACTGGACCAACACAAGCAGAACTTGAGTCAGAAGCATTAACTGGTGCGGAATCAGCATCAGCAAAGCGTCTTCGTTCACAGGCTCGTGCACAGTTTGGTGGTACCACTGGTATCACAACTGGTTCACTAGGTCGCAAAAAGCAAGTATAACAAACTCTCGTTGGATTAACCGCCCCCAACGAGTAAAAGAGCGGTAGTACATACCAACCTACATACCCCTGTGTAGGAGTGAGACTTGTACGAACAACAACTAATGTAAGGGAGATAGTTGCGATGAGCAACAATACACAAGACTGGGACGATGACTTTGAGTTTGAGGACTATGACGATGCGCCACAACGTGGTTCATCTGATGATGTACTCAAGAAAGTTAGACGTGCCGAACGTGCGAAAGACAAACAACTCAAAGAGTTGCAAGCCGAATTGGAAGCATTGCGCAAGTTCCAACGGGAAGCAACAATTAGTCAAGTCTTGTCGGAGAAAGGTGTCAACCCAAAGGTTGCTAAATTCATTCCAGCAGATATTGAAATGTCCTCGGACAGCATCAGTAACTGGCTGACTGACAATAGCGAACTATTTGGGATTGCTGCACCTACACAACAAAACGCAGTGGATGGTAATGACCTCGCTGCATTGCGTCAAATAGATGCAGTAACATCTGGTGCTATTTCTCCAGATGATGTGAATGATGCATTCAACATCATGAACAACGCTGGCTCTGCGGAGGAGTTACTTAACTTCCTCTACAGTCAAGGCGCAGAATAATCGCAAACAATCTAACCCATTAAGGAAAATATAATGGCATTCACTACTGGCGGCTATGCCGCTACATCTGGTGGAGATGCAACAACTAACGGTGGTCTCGGTGGCGGACAATACGCTTCCGCTAACAACGTTGGTGCTTTCACTCCATCAAACGGTGCAGGTCTAGTTCAGAAGGCATACGACCGCCTTGTTGAATTTGAACTTCGCGCTACCCCATTGCTACGTTCAGTAGCAGACAAGAAGCCAGCACGTCAGGCTATGCCTGGTTCAAGCGTTGCGCTTCAAATCTACAACGATATGGCTGTTGCTAAGACTGCTCTATCCGAAGTTGTAGACCCATCTGCAGTAACTCTTGCTACTCCAGATATCGTTACCGTAACCCTAAACGAATACGGAAACGCAACCATCGTTACTCGTAAGTTGCAGTTACTGTCTCTTGCAGACGTTGACCCTGCTGTTGCAAATATCATTGCATTCAACATGGCTGACAGCATTGACGAACTTGCACAGGATGCACTACTTGCTGGTACTAACGTACTTTACGCAACTGGTGGTTCAACTGTAGCAACAACTACTTCAGGTATCACTTCAGATGACACAATCACTGCTGCAGATATCCGTAAGGCTGTTGCCAAGTTACGTACTAACAAGGCTAACGGACGTAAGGGTTCAATGTACTGGTGTGGTATTCACCCAGAAGTTTCCCATGACCTCCGTGCTCAGAGTGGTTCCGCCAACTGGCGTCTACCGCACGAGTACTCAGCACAGAGCAACATCTGGGCTGGCGAAATCGGTAACTTTGAAGGTGCTTACTTCATTGAATCCCCTCGCCTACGCAAGGCTGCTAATGGTGCTAGTTCAATCAACACCTACGCAACCTTCATTGCAGGACAGCAAGCACTTGCTGAGGCTGTAGCCGAAGAGCCACACGTGGTGATTGGTCCAGTTACAGACAAGTTGATGCGTCAGCGTCCAATCGGTTGGTACGGTGTTCTAGGACATGCTATCTACCGCAACGAAGCGCTATACCGCATTGAGTCATCCTCAAGCATTGCGTAACTAGCAATCTAATCTCATCCCCAGGTCATATAACGGTCCTGGGGGTGGGGTTATGTTTCTAACTCAGAAGGAAAACATATAATGGCTTATCTATTCGCACCACCTACGGTCATCCAAGGACCAGCAGGTGGACACTGGTTGTTCTGGCGATACAGTCTTGCCCGTGGCATTACGGTGTACAAAATAGGTAACACCTATTACGAAGAGCAATACCCATCGCAAGATGATTTAGATGAAGCCAGTGTTGTTTACCTTGGTGGACATGAGCACTATGTAACTGCTGCACAGAAGACTGACTTAGAATCTGCTGGTTACACGGTGAGTACAGTATGACACTGATAGAATCTTTGACTGTTGTATCTCTAGCCTTAGGAATTATTGCTATGTTAGGTAAGTGGTTAATTGTTAATCCACTTAAGAACTTTATTAAAGAACAGACATATCCTATCCAGCCTTCGGCTAATGGTGGTCGTAGTCTTCCAGACATTGCCCGTACGGTGGACAGGATTGAAAAGCGTTTAGATGAGCATATTACATTACATCTTAAGGATGAACTATGAGTGGTAAGTACAATATTGTAGCCGAACAAGGTGCTACCTTTAATCTAAACTTTCGTGTTGAGACTGATGGTACTCCTTGGGACTTAACTGGCTATACCTTTGCTATGCAGGTTCGCCGTTCTACTTCTGCAACTACAACTCTACTAAATATTACTTCTGCAACTATGACTTCTGTTGGTCATGTATCTGCGACTGTTAGCGCTGCTACCATGACTGATGTACCTGCTGGTAGGTGGGTATACGACATTGAACTTACTTCATCTGGTGGACAAGTTACTCGCATTCTGGAGGGTCGCTTTATTGTAACAGCAGAGGTGACACAGTAATGCCAGACTACACAGTCATTATTGAAGAAGAAGTTACCGCTACTACAGTTACCATTGAAGAGACAATTACTGATGTTATTCTTGGTGAAGAAGTTCTACAAGAAACTGTTGTCATTGTTGATAACGCTCAAGGTCCTCAGGGTACGCAAGGTATCACAGGACCAACTGGTCCAACGGGACCTTCAGTTACTGGACCTACAGGTCCCACGGGACCAACGGGTTCCACTGGAAGCACAGGTCCAACAGGACCTACTGGTATTACAGGACCAACGGGTCCTACAGGTTCGCAAGGAATCCAAGGTGTTACGGGTCCTACTGGTTTTACTGGTCCTACTGGCTCAACAGGACCGACAGGTCCACAAGGAGCAACAGGCAATACTGGTCCCACAGGGTCTACGGGTAGTACGGGACCAACGGGACCTACGGGTGCGACAGGTCCTACGGGACCGCAAGGTGACCAGGGTATTCAAGGGGTCACAGGTCCCACTGGTTCACAAGGAATCCAAGGTGTAACTGGACCAACTGGTGCAACAGGACCTACTGGAGATGCAGGACCCGTAGGTCCAACAGGAACTACTGGTCTTACTGGAAATACAGGTTCAACAGGTCCAATAGGTCCTACTGGACTTACAGGACCAACAGGTTCTACAGGACCTACAGGTGCAGACAGTACGGTACAGGGTCCTACAGGTCTTACTGGCTCTACTGGACCCACTGGTGGTACAGGCTCAACTGGACCTACTGGTCCAACTGGCGCAGATTCAACCGTTGCTGGTCCCACTGGACCTATAGGTCCAACTGGTCCTACAGGTAGCACAGGTGCTACTGGAGCAACACCAACAGACTATGTTGCATCATTTAATGGAGTTACTGGTTCTATTACTGGTGTTAATTCTGTAAATAGTTTAACTGGTTCGGTTACCGTTGCCACAGTTCCAACTGGTGTTGTAAATCCTTTTGCTGGTTCTTCGGCACCAACAGGATGGTTAATGTGTGACGGTTCTGCCGTATCTCGTTCAACTTATTCAGATTTATTTACTATAATTAGTACAACATATGGTGTTGGTAATGGTAGTACAACATTCAATCTTCCAGATTTAACTGGTCGCGTTATTGCTGGTAAGGAATCTACTGCTACTCGCTTGACTTCAGCAGTTAGTGGAATTAACGGCGCAACTCTTGGTGCTGTTGGTGGTGACGAAAGGCTACATGCCCATACTCACACAACGGTTGATGCGGCAGCCCACACTCACGTAACTCTTGTTTATGCACAAGGTACAACTTCCCATAACCACAACCCTGCCGCTAACTACCAGCCATCTAACCGAGCAAGTGGTACTGGTTCACAACAGACTGCTGATGCTTCTACTGCTGGTTCTGCTGGCGCACATGGTCACACAATTAACGCAAATAGTCAGGCTGGAACAGCGCAGAACGTGCAACCAACAATGATAATGAATTACATTATCAAAACATAGGAAACCAAATGTTAGTAACAGTAAAAAATCCTTTAGACGACTCTGATGTTGAAGTTGAATTATCCATTGGTGTAACATTTAGCATCAATCAAGAGGGAGTTAAAATCCTTTTAGTTTCTGCTAGTGGTGTTAAAGAACTATAATGGCTTGTCGTACAGGATGTCCAACACAGGACTGTGAATCATATGCAGACTGCTGCAAGGGTGTAGCAATCAACAAGTCCTCACTACGCCCCTAGGCTAGTGTGCTAGGATAATAGCATGGTTAAGATTGCAGTCTATGCTATAGCCAAGAATGAGGCTAAGCACGTTAAGAGATGGGTAGATGCTACTAAGGGAGCAGATGTCCGAATTGTCCTAGATACAGGGTCAGAAGATAACACCTATGACCTACTCCAGAAGTACCTCATAGAAGCCCACAGAGCCACGCTAAGCGACTTTAGGTTTGATGTGGCTAGGAACATGGCACTTGACCTTGTACCTGCTGACGTGGATGTGTGTGTCTCCTTAGACATGGACGAGATTCCTGACCCTGACTTCTTTGACCTACTTCGTGAGGGCTGGAAGCCAGATACTGGTAGGGCTTGGGTCATGTGGGACACAGGTAATATCTGGGCTAACAACCTACGTGTCCATGCTAGACATGGATACAGGTGGAAGTATCCTTGCCATGAGGTTACTGAGTCAACTACTGGTGTAGATAACTGCATTGTTGTTGAGACTGCGGTACGGCATGTACCTGATAATGACAAGCCACGTAGTAGTTACTTACCACTACTAGAACTTGGGCATAAAGAAGACCCTGATGACCACCGCATGTTAGTGTATCTAATACGTGAGTATTACTTCAAGGGTATGTGGCAAGAAGTTATTGACCACGGTAAGAAGTTAGAACTTCAATCTGGTGGTTGGAATGTTGAACTTGCCCAGTCATGGCGAGCCGTAGGCGAAGCCCACATCAAACTTGGTAATGAACATGAAGGTCTTTACTGGTATCAACGTAACGTTGAGGAAGCACCAGAAGACTTAGAGGCTTGGATGCCTCTGGCTTTTCATTACTACGAAAAGAAAATGTGGCAGCACTGTTATCAGGCTGCTATCAAAGTAACCGAACTTTCCCTTGAGTCGCATAACCATTATGTGGCTGACTCTTCAATGCCATGGAGAATGTACGACTTGCTGGCTATTGCTTGCTGGAACCTAGACAAGAAGGGTTCTGCTAAAAAGTATGCACGTAAAGCAGTTGAACTTAATCCTGATGATAAACGATTAGTTGATAACTATGAGTTCATTATGACACAGACGGCTAAACAGTTCAAGGATAAACAATGACACATAGTCATACCGCAAAGATTCTCACTTGGAAACTTGATGAGAACTTTAACTACATTCCAGGCTCTTATGGTTGCACTGATTGCTCAGAAACCTTTACCGAAGCACCAAGCAATGGAAACATTGTAGTTGAACACACACATACTTCCTATGTAGCAGGTTGTTTTGCTTGCAAAATAGGAACTCTTCAGTTAAACACTGGAGATGCTAACGGTGGTAGAGATATGTCCCAGAAGAAATGGGACAAAGAACTAGACCTATACCGTTCGGCACGCAAGCAAGGTATACAACCAGAAGGTACAACCACCGCCAAGATTCGCAAGGCTCTTGACGTATCGGACAAGACAGGACATGCATATGGTTCTGATTTATAAGGAAAACAATTATGTGTGCTAAATGTGGATGCAATCACATCAACTACCAACACGAAATGCCTAAGGTAGAAGGTTCATCCTTCACACCACAGGTAGTAAACT